TATCGCAATAGGGGTCCCAAGAGAAGAGGGGGGGGTGAAATGGTTTTTGGGGTAATTGTAGATGTTGATAGTTATATATATATGTATATTTTTTTTGCTACCCCCTTATATGGGGGGGTGGGTGGTCAAAATTTGAGCAGTGCAAAAATCGAACACCGATTCAATAGAGACCCAAAAAAAAAGGGAGGCTCTCGCCTCCCCTTTCTTGCCTTACTCCTATTAGGCTATTTGCTCTATACCATCCTCGCCTTCATGTTCAGCATTCCAATCTAAGACTAGGTTATGTTGCTCACAATATCTTTTTATTCTCTCTGCGATTTCTCTTGGTGAATCCCAAGCAGTTAAGAAAGAAACAAAGAGAACATGTTCTTCATCTTGAATCAATTCAAACTCATAAGAATTCCACTTAGTCCCCCAATGAAGACAAGCGAAGTCGTACCAATTATCAGCACCATATTTCATTTTTAACTCTTTGCGAGTGAGTGGACTTTTTGGTTTGTAAGTTCCATCTTCTAGAATATAATCTTGATGAGAGTCTTCATTATCTAAAGTAACTTCTGCTCCTCTCCTCAGTTCTTTAGGCATTGGAATAATTCCGTTGAAGTCAAACATATCCTCTTTGATTCTGAGGTCGTTCTTCAATTCCTCTAATGCTTGAATCTCTTCATCAACATTAGTATTAGTTTCAATGGTTACAAAGTTTATTGTGTGATTTGGCATAATGTTATCTCCAATCCTTAATAGTTAATATAGATGATGATTTGATTTCGTAAGGTGCTTTGTGAGTCAGCTTGAATGTTGCTTGCTCTTTCTCACCTTCCAATATCCCTTGGATATTCTTCCTGTCTTTCGCTACATGAACATCTTGTAAGTTGTCATTTGCGAAGGTCTGGAAATTCTTTCTGATCCCAAAAGCCAAAGGTTTTAAGATCAGGTTTTCCAAGAACATATCCTTAATAGATTTTCTCAAATCTTGGACTATGCTTTGCCTCTCCTTGAGTTCTCTTACTTCTACAGTAAGTTCTAACTCTTGGATTCTTTCTTGATTCATCTTTAGATAATCAAGTTTCTTTTTTAATGTTTCCATTAGGTTTCTCCATTTTGTCATTTGCTTAATTGCTAATGAACTACGTTCATTATATATATTTATTGCACAAATTCAACACAATATTGCATTAATTATGTATAATGGTATTTCCATTAATAAAACTATAAGGAGAAAATAAAATGGGAAATAGAGCCGTAATAACAATTAAAGAGAAAGATGTTCCTCAAGAGGATTGGAATTCTCTTTATCTTCATTGGAATGGTGGGCGTGATAGCGTTGAGCCGTTTCTTCATGTAGCCAAGATGTATGGAATCAGATGTAATAATGATTCATCGTACGCAATCGCTAGACTTTCGCAGTTGATAGGCAATACTTTAGGAGGCACGCTTTCGCTTGGCGTTGGTGCTTATAAGTGCTTAGACACTCACAGTGATAATGGCGTTTATGTTGTTGAAGATTGGGAGATAGTCGATAGATTAAATCATGATGGCTATGAACAATCAGAGTATAACTTTGATGAGTTCGTGGCAGAAATCAGAAGTATGAATGATGGAGTCTTTGGCTATACCTCAGAATGTGAGGGGGAAATAGCATGACTACATTAACCTTTAACAGTAATAAAAATTTGAAGTCTCTCGCGAGGGAGACTTTATTCGCAAAAGAATTCAAGACTGCCTATGTCGATGAGACAACAGACGAAAGGTCTTTTTGGCTTGTCAAAGATGATGGCATCTATGTTATGAATTGCTATCTAAAAAATGGTGAAAGAAAAGTTGAGCATGTTGTCTATGCTAGTGGATTTAATCCTAAGTATGATAAAGATGGTGACTTGTGGGATAGAACACACGAAGTTAGTGGCGATGACTTCGCAGAAAATATCCCATTGGAAATATCTCAATTAAATCGTTTGCGAGAGGGTGGCAACCTAACCATCAAACTTACATCTGAATACATAGAGGTGAAGGCATGAATGTATTAAAACTTACTGATGAAGAAATAGATTTAATATTTCTATGCATGGAAAGATATGACGATAATTATTATGACAAGAGGAATGAGATTCTTTTCTTAGGAGAGAAGATCGATAAACAAGTGGAGGCACAGTCATGATTAAAGGACTATATGGATTCACTTCAGCTTGTGCTTTAGTCACGACTTTAGCCCTGATCCCTGAGTACGTGGGGATCATACCTGGAGCTATGATTTTTCTTTGTGGTGGCCTGTTCACCTTTTTAATAACTAAAATAATTGAGGAGGAGTAGAAGTCTGGGGGCGAAAGCCCCCAGGATCTTTGGCCTCCAGATCCTGGACCCGGATAGATCCCGGTTTACTTAGTAGCTCGCAAATGTTAGAGTTCGCAAATCTATTTCATTAGATGGGTTTCTCCAAACCTTAATAAGAAGGCCCGGCTTAAACACCGGGTCTTTTTTTTTGGACGCACCGGGTCGCAAGTTACGGACCAGGTCGCAAGTGCCGGGCATAAAAAAACCCGGACTAAGCCGGGTCTTTTATTTGTTTCTCCTTATCTACAAAACAGCTTGTTAGCTGTATCTATTTTATCAGCTATCCCGTAAGAGATATCGAGCTCGTCAGCTGTCAGCTCGACACCATAGATCAGCTTTAATAAAATATCTATTTCACCGCCATTTATATTTCTACTTTCCATTTGTTTCTCCAATTATTAAACAAAATAATTATAGCATCTTAGTGTTGTTTTGTGTGTAAAAGTTGCTATAATATGCAAATTAAAGGTCTCTGTTATATGGTAAGAGTAAAAGGAAATAAAAGGCACATGATGCCCTGGCCTAAAAAGGCAGCTCTACATTCTCTTTCACATATAAGACACCAACGAGACGCCGGGGAAAGACCCGGAGGAAATGCCCGGCCTTATCCGGGTTTTTTCTTGCCTGGTCCTGGGCCAGGGTACGCACAAGAACGCAAAAATATATTCCAGATCGCAAAAGGTCGCAAAAATACACCCAGCTGGACGCACAAGGACGCACGAGGTCGCAAAAATTGTGGGGTGGTGGCTCTGTGTGTAGGGTAATGCAAATAAATAGCTAAAAAGTGCAAATTTTATTTATCCGTGTTTATCTTGTGTGTTGTGCAATATTGTGTGACTTCTGTGCATTAATGTGCTAATCTATGCTTACATTATTGGAGGAACTAATGCACAAAATAGAAGCCATTCAAATTATAGGCGGTGACTTATCCGCTACAACTAAAATGCCATGTAAGAGTTTTAATCTACCGGCATGGGAATGCAAGACTGGGAGCAAGCTCGCAAAGATTCCAGGATCTGTATGTTTCAATTGCTACGCCATGAAAGGAAACTACACCAGATTTCCATCGGTTAAAAAGGCTCAATACAAAAGACTAGGACAACTATTCCATTCAGCATGGGTTGATGCAATGGTTACTATGATTGAAAAAGAAAACAATCCATTCTTCAGATGGCATGATGCGGGTGACGTTCAAAGCGTCAAACACTTCAACAACATTTGCGAAGTCGCACGCAAGACACCAGAAATAAAACATTGGTTACCTACGAGGGAACACAAAATAATAAACGACTACGTTAAAGCTGGCGGTATCATTCCAGATAATCTAATTGTACGCATTAGCGCAACTATGGTTGACGATAAACCCTCTAAGACTGCAAGCCATACATCCACAGTTCACAATCAATTAGAACCCATAGGTTATGAATGCCCAGCACCAAAACAAGATGGTGAATGCGGTGACTGTCGAGCTTGTTGGGATACCAATGTTAAGAACGTTTCATACAAAGAACACTAAAGGAAAGAAAATGAAAACATACCATATCAGAGTGCGTGAAGAACGTGTAGGTTATTACACAGTAAAGGCCGAATCATTAAACGAGGCTGAGAAAAAAGCACATTACAATTTAAGAGGCGAAATAGGTGGGGAAATAATTCCATCTGTAGACTTTGTTTTGATCCAAAAGAATTCAAGTAATGCAAACGGCTAAAGACCTATTAAACATATTCAAATACACATTTGCCGGGATAGTCTTTTTGGCTGTCCTGGTTACTGTGCTGATCTTATTCTTTCCCTATTATCTGGGTAAAGAATTTATACAATTTTTCAACAACAAAAAAGGAGAAACCAATGATTGAAAAAAATGCATTCATAAGTGAAGAACGCAACGCTTACGAAGAAGAAAAACGCAATTTATATTGCATTTGCGGAAAACTAAAAACCAAGTGTGCAGATTTGTACGCACATACAACAGGGGGTGCATGATGGAAGATTTTGTAATAGATATACAAATCAACGTACATGATACTGATATAGAAGATACGCAAATTAAAACTTTAACTGCGTCTGTTCTTGAAGATCAAACTTTAATAATGGTTATGGAAAATGTTGCAAAACATTTAAACACACATACAACTGGAGGCGCATGATGTCAGAACAACCAATCACGCAAGATGAAAAAGAAGAACTCGCACATGAAATGTTGTGGGAAAACCTGGTGAACTCTGGGCGAACTGCATTGCTCAATCTAAATACAATCCATGTTTGTTACATGACTCTACGCTACGCAATAGATTTATCTTTAGACGCTGCGCCAGATGAAGAAGAAGCAAAACGAATGATTGAAGATGTAATTCAAGATGTTTTAAAAGAGAGGGAGTCCGACAATGAAACTAACTAAAGAAAATTTTAATAAAGTGTTTGATTATATTGATGACCAAGTTAATTCAACAAGTGGAGAATTTGACGAAGAAACTAATATCGTTGATGCAGTACAAAGAACAGTAGAAATTATTAAGGAGTCCGACAATGATACTTAGCGACAAAGAAAAAGGTTTGCTTTTGGATCTATTGGCCGTGCATCCCGGCAATCCTTTAGCCAGCGATCTACACAAAAAAATAGATGAAGAACGCACTACTGATAACCTGGAGCAAGAAATACTTTCAGCTCTTAAAATCAATAAAGATGTTAATTGGATTGAACATGATGCCAATGATGAGTTTGATAATCTAATTACGTTTGTTAAAACTTTATTCAGCAGATACAGGGGGAATAACTAATGAAAACTTACATGGTCAGAGCGGAGAAAAAAACTATTGGTTACTACCATATTAAATGCAAATCTCTTGAAGAAGCTAAGAGACAAGCAAGCTATCAAATGGATGTAAATCCGCAAAACTGTTTAGAAGAAGAAAAGTATGAAGAAGTAGTTGTAGGTAGAGAACCTATGGTAATTGAATCGTACAACGAGTTTATAAAGGAGAAAACCTAGTGCCAGATGATGAAACTAAAATAACTGAGTTACTTAAAATCTTTCATTCACTTAACCAAAAAGATCAGGAATGGGTAGTCCAGATACTGCCCAGGATCTTAGAGATCAAAGAAGATGACAGACAACATTAACCCAGACCATTACAAAGATAGTGAGATTGAATGCATAGACGCAATAGAGTCTATGCTCAGTCGCGAAGAGTTCACCGGGTTCTTGCGCGCAAGTCACTTTCAATATATGTGGAGATACAAAAAGAAAAATGGTGTTGAAGATTTAAAAAAAGCAGATTGGTATCTGAATAAATTAATTCACCATGAGACTAATAACAGGAGAGAGAATGACATTTAAAATTGAAAAGAACGTGCCAACACGCAAGTTCTACAAAGAGTTTACCGATGCTTTAGACAAGCTGGACGTAGGCGATAGTATTGGTGGCCTAACTAAAAAAGAAATGTATAGTTTCAGAGGCAACTTCTACACTAGAAATTTTGCGGATCGCAAGTTTACTTTTAGAAAAGAATCAAATAATAACTATCGCCTATGGAGAATAGAATGAACTTAAAAGAACTAGACCAGGTATGGAGAGAGACTTGCCCAGAAGAAGCTAATGGATTAGTAAGCAAACGCAAACGCAAGATACCAAAACAATGGAAGATCATGTTGAGTAACTACAACAGAAGAAAAGAGAGAATAAAAAATAAATAAACTCATGCTATGATTGGCTCTCATGAGAGAGCCAACGTTTGAAGAAGCACTTCAAGAGTTAGAAAATACAATAGAAAAACTAAACTCTGGAGATCTAAATCTTGAAGATTCCATGAAAGCATTTGAAAAAGGAATGAAGATCCAAGCCTTTTGTAGACGCAAGCTAGACAAGTCTACTGCTCAGATGAATCAGATACTTCAAGAAGATTAGTCTCCTCCAAGTCCGCATCTTCTTCCAACACATCTTCCACCATATCCTCTGCCATATCTTCTGGAACTACTTCGACCTCACCCTCTATGACAATCTGATTCTCTCGGACTAACTCCTGTAACCTAACCTCCAGCTGCTCCCTACTCATGTTATCAATCTTATGTATCTTCAGCTCCTTCCTATCCACCATCAACCCAGCAAGCTTTGCCCTAGCAATCTCTGCCGTAACTGCTGGACCATATGACCCATCTGCTAATGCAACATCTCTAATCTCCCCCAACTTCTTTGCAATCCCCTCATAAGTAATCTCATTCTTAGTTCTCTGTACGGCCTTCAACTGCCTAACCTTCTCTTGCACATGAGCATACTGTTGATCACTCAACAACCTAGTCGCTGCTACTCCAGGATTCTCATACCCGGCAAGATGGGCACACCTCGTCTGGTTGTAATCTTGGTACACCATCAGGTCTACAAATTTTTCTTGTTTCTTTGTTAGTTTCTTAGTCGTCATAGTAATGATTATATTATGTAATATTCTGTTTAATCTATGTCTATAGAAAAGAACCTATCTCTCCTACAGAATAGGTGTGTTTATACACCTTTCTATAGTTCTCTATAGAGATGCACATACGCACAGCTGCACATACCAGTGTTAATGCACCTTTCAGCGGTGCATGTGCATATGTGCAGGTATGTGCAACTGCACAACCGCACACCCCACAGAATCCCTTAAGGATGTACCTTTCAGAGGGGCATGTGCAATTCGCCCTTTTGCCATTGCACAGCCGTTTTATTGCATAAGTTACGCACTCATTTATACACTTTTTATACACTTT